AAGAAACAATGATGATTTAGAGTTATCTTTAAATGTTGATAGAGAGAAGTTTAAAAAGTTTCAAAGAAGAATATCTGGTGAGAGAGAAAGAATTTATGAGCATACAAAAAGTGAATATATCTTAAGAAGTTCTCTAAAGGATACTTTGGTTTTCATGGGCTTTAATAAGAATGATATCATTGATGTAGAAGAACCTAGAACATATGTGTATGAAGGAAAAATATATGAGTTAACACCTGATAAATTTGTTTCAAATAAGGCTGGAGTCTTAGGATTTCCCAAAGAGTTTTATTTAGAAGAATATTATGGTATTGATTTAAACAAACTTGAATCTAAGAAAAACAAGTATACACTTATAGAAAGAGAAGGATTTAAGATGTACTACTTTGCACCTTTTTGTCAAAAAGCAGAATTTGAAACTGAGATAGAGCTATACAATCATTGGACCTTTATGGTTTCTGCAAGATCTACAGAATTTACAAAAATTAAGACATATCCTTGGAACATACTGGAAAGTACAGAGAAGTACCAAAAAATAACATATATACATTGTCCTAGTGATAATACAAAAAAACGAAACATTGACTTGTCTATAACAGAGACAGAAGAAGATATATGGAAAAATATTGTTCAACATGAGAGAGATCATTGTAATCATTATAATATGTTATTAGGTTTAGTTCATGAAAAGGAACGTAACTCAGAACTTAGATTCATACTTGATAAAGAGAGAAAGAACTTAGAACATAGTTGTGAGAAAAACAGAGACTTTAGTGTACTAAATTTTGGAGATATGTTAAGATTACCAAAAAGTTTAGAAGGCTGGGAAATTTTAAAAATGAAAAAGGGTGATATGACCTTTGATGTTGAGGAAATGATTAGATTTGTTAATGATCCAGATTATCAAAGAAAATTAGACATGTTAAAGGATTTGAGATCTGCATATAGATTTAGCTTGGCACAAGCAAAAAAGAAGAAATCAGAAGCTGTAAAACAAAACTTAAATTATGACTGGAGGGAAGAAGAAAAGAGAATAAGAAGACATTTCAGAGAATCTATAGGCTTGGCTGATAGAAAATGGGA